TCATCGACAGGCGGTGGCGGTGGCGGTGGAGATATGCTGAAATCCGTATACGACACCAACAATGACGGAGTAGTAAACAAAGCAGATGAAGCCACAACACTTACAAGCCTGACGGCATCAGTAGCAGAACTGAATATCCTTGACGGTGTAACGGCATCTACAACAGAGCTTAACTATGTAGACGGTGTGACAGGTGCGATACAGACACAGCTAAACGGCAAAGCGGCATCATCGCATACTCACACGGTATCAGATATATCGGACTTCCCGACGATCCCGACTGACCTTGATGATTTAACAGACGTAACGATAACATCACCGACAACTAACGACGTGCTGAAATACAACGGCACGGGTTGGGAAAACGGCGCAGCTCCAGCGGGCGGTCACACAATGACCCCAACTCCCAATGCAAGCCTTGCGGAATCGGATATCGTCACAGCCGTAAACGCAGGACTAACCGAAGGTGGAATAAATGATGATGTCCTTTCAGCTTTCGGAGTTGGTAAATGGTCAAATACCATGACTAAGACGTATATCGTGCAGGGCATTGCAGGCAGTTCGACACCGATAGGTACAAGCGGTATCGGTACATGGGATACCACGGGAGTAGACCAAACAGGATGGGTTACAGTTCCCGCTTTGGTCGGTGCAAGCAGTAACGGAAATATTGACGTAAATCTGTTATTTGACCCGTCAACGGTGAGTGTTCCGATAGTGTTAGGTGGGTACATCATTGACGATACCACAGGCAAAATGTGTATAAAGTTCGGAAACGAGATTCCCGATGCAGACACGCATACCGCAAAGGTCGGAATTGAAGTGACCATCAAGCGGACAGAAACCACTTCGGTTAGTTAGGGGGTGCGGATATGAGTTTGATAACAGTTGATTATGGTACGGTAGGTGGAGATAGCGCAGAGTGGACGCAAGTATCGTTATCCGCAACAAGCACTGAATACGAGATAGATACAAAAAAGTCAAATCTGCAAACTTTTACTTTAAAAGGGTATTCAAGCATAGCGGCTAATGTGATATTTTGGTCAGCCGATGATAGCACTCATTGGATGGGCGCAGGCTCGGCAGGTGGTTCATCAAGCGATTATTATTATGGTGCATTTACATCTTCAGCAAGAGCGAGACTTCCTGTCATCGAGAGCATAACTGATGGTGTGGTAAAGATAAAATCGCCGTCAACAGCCGACTGGAGTTCACAGCTGACATATGAATGGATAGCAACATAAAAATAGTGGAAAGGAGACATTCATGTACCTAAAAATAAACGGTTCAGAAGACCATTACAGCGTGGATATTTCATCATTTACCACTCAGCACGGATATGATGCGGTGCGGTTTATCGGTGATGAAATTCCCGAAACGGATAAAGGCTTTAAGCTATACAACGATGATGACACCGTGATGGTGGATTTATCAAGGTTTAAATATCTGTACAAGCCTAATGAGTATTCCGTAGTTAAGGACATCATAGACGAGCCGAGTGGCAATAACGAGCCATTACCACCGTCAGCGTTTGACAGGCTTAACAGCAAGGTAAACAGGCTCAGTTCGCAGGTGGCAGAGATTACACCGTATACGGAAACGAAAACGGCTTACTACGGTGAAACGGAAAAGACATTCTACGGAGTGCCAGAGGGTAACACTTCGGTATTCTTCACTAACTATAACGGTGGCTATTCCGTAAACCGTATATCAGACAGGCTTACGGTCAGCTTTGGAACAGCTTTAACAGCATCAACAGACATAACAATATCAATTCAGTAAAGGAGAGAGAAATATGAAATATTATGTTATGTGGATTTCAAACGGAGCATTACAGGTAGACAAGATTACGGAGCATGAAACAATAAGTTCGGCAAAGGTTAAATTTGCTAACTCATGGGCATCCCTTGAAAACGAACCGAGTGTAATATCGGCTTGTATCGTTATCCTTGATAGCAATTTTGACTTAGTAGAGGGATGCAAGCAGACCGTAACTCATCCCGCACAGTAAGGGGGAATGACCTATGATGCAACGTATGATCGCTATGGGGAGCGGTGGTGGGGGTGGAACATATTTTCCATTTTCTATTACATGGACTGATATTAACACCGCAACGGACGCAAATCCTTATGTTATACAAGGTGATTTTTCAAAATGTGACACTTTTATGGCTGTAGGCTATTATTATCAAGGAAGTACTTATGTAAATTATAAAGGTGGAGAATGTATAGACTTCACTTTCGGCACTAAATATCAAGTGAATATGGGTACACAAAGTCCAAGTACATCATGGAGAAATATTACTGTTTATTCAGACAGGATAGAGATAGGACAGGGCGGTTATGCAACTACTAACAATTCCAACTATGGAATATTAACGGATATCATTGTCTACAAAGATAAACAACCAACATAAAACACTAATTTTATAAACTCCTTAAGTGGTGGAATAGGTAGACACTTTAACCTCGGTTGGAAAGTAGATTCATAGAAATCAAAATCATATAAGGTGCAAATCCTTATCTTAGGGAGTAGTTTAAAAAGAAATAAAAGAATAAAAATTCCCTCTTTAAATTCTTGAGAGAGGGTAGAAAGAGGTGAAATAAAATGTTAGTTTCAATGGAAACAGGAGCGACAGGTGGTGGGGTGAGCTTTCATACCCATGAGGAAACCGTAACCATAACAGGCAATAATACATATACCATAAACTGCGGATTTAGACCTAAGAACATTTTTTGTGCTGTAACAGGTGGAAACAATTATACGCCTGTTCGTGCTGTGTATTGGGATAAAATGAACAAATGGACAACCGACAATGGGTATACAAATACCAAGTGTCTGTTTAATTCATCGGGTGATCCTGCATCAACTACAAATGCGGGTATTAGCGGAATACCTGCAAGTGGTGCGAGTATTCAAGAAATAACAGATACGGGCTTTACCTATAAATGTACTACCTCATGGGGATCGGGTAACTTTTCATTGTATGTCTACGCAGATGACATGGAGTATTAAACGAGGTACACGCAAAATGAGACACATTAAGAGGCTTTAAAAATGAATAACGATTTTGACAACGGTTTCATGATAGGCAGATTTTATATGTCATGGATAATCAATGATGACTTCTTTGGGATAGCAATACGGACAGGCAAAGAATATCCAGATGAAGACCATGAAAAAAGCGTATATCATCTAACCATTCAGTTAGGATATGGACAGCTTTCAATGGGAATTGTAGCGGAATAGAGGTAGCAAAATGCGTGATGCCACAAAAGAAGAACGTGAAAGCGTTTACAGATACATCAAAAGCATTTCCGTAAAGACAGGCATACACTTTTTTGATAAAGAGGATAAGCAAAATGGACAGTTCAATAATTGTTTCAATTATCACAGGGGTTCTTACTCTTATCGGCGTGATAATAACGAACAGCGAAAGCAACAGAAAAATAGAGCATAGGTTAGAGGTATCACAGGCGATCACAGACACCAAACTTGAAAACCTTACACAAGAAGTACGCAAGCAGACCGACTTGTCCATTAAGATACCCGTTTTGGAACAGCGCATGAACAATGTCGAAGAAGTGATAAGGAATTTAAAAGACGATGGTAAGTGACCTTTATATGCTTATCGGCACAGTGCTTTACTTTTCGCCTGTCATTTTATCGGGAATTGCGCTTATTGTATGGGAGATAAAAGGATGAAATATCTAATCGCTATGTGCTTTATAACACTAAGTCTATGTTACATTGCCCTACTTCTTACGGAATGGTTAGGTGAGAAAGGAGAGAAGAAATGATATTTTCTGATTCTGTCTATAATTGGTTGAAATGGATCGCCATCGTTTGTTTACCGTCTATTTCAACATTCATTGTGGTCATCAGCCGCATATGGGGGTGGGCGGATTTAGGTTCGCTTATCGCTCAGACTATTACGGCAGTTGCGGTATTGTTGGGTGCGCTGTTAGGCATAAGTACAATACAGTACAACAAAGAGGATAAAGAATGAACGGAATAGACATTTCACATCATCAAAGGGGCATAGACCTGTCAGTAGTTCCCGCAGAATTTGTAATCTGCAAGGCATCACAGGGCAAGACATATACCGATGATAAGTTCGCAACGCATATGCAACAGCTTGAAAAGTTAGGCAAGTTGGCGGGTGCTTATCATTACGCAAACGGTTCGGGTGTAGAAGAAGAAGCAAACCATTTTGTCGATGTTGTCAGACCCTATCTTGGAAAGATAATTCTTGCGATAGATTGGGAAAACAACAAGGACAAAAAGACAGGCAAGAATGATAACCCTAAGTTCGTTGAAGGTGATTACAAGTATTGCGAACAGCTTCTTGTTGCGGTGGAGAAAAAGACAGGCGTAACGCCGTTTCTGTATATGTCTAAATCGGTAGCAAGACAGTTTAAATGGGAAGTCGGTAGACAGTTCCCGTTTTGGTGTGCGCAGTACAAGAAAACCCCACCTACTACTTATGTATCTAACCCGTGGACAGACAGCAAGGGATGGGGTGCATGGAACGGTTGCGAAATATTCCAATATTCATCCAAAGGCAGACTTATCGGCTACAACGGTAATCTTGACTTAGATTTAGCGTATATCACGGCTGAACAATGGTTGTTATATGCAAAAGGCAACTACAAGCCTGTTTTTAATAACCGACCCACCCTTAAAATGGGCGATATCAACGAGTATGTCCTTGCATGGCAATACTACTTAAACCTCTTAGGCTACAACCTAAAACCCGATGGGATATTCGGGAAAAATACCTTTAATGCGGTTAAAGACTACCAAAGCAAAAGAGGCTTAAAACCCGATGGAATAATAGGCCCTTTGACCTGGAACACGGTTGGGAAATAAATAAACACCGGCTATCAGAGAGATAGTCGCTTACGGACAATAGCTATCCGTAGAAAGGAGTATAAATGATTACAAGTGAAGTAGGATTAGGGGGCGGCCCTACAAAGAAATTGGTATTGAATACCGCAACACCTAAACCCACAGTAGTTGATCGTGTTAATAGTAAAATCGACAACGCTATTAACTCACTCAAAAACTACAACAAAACACCCACAGGTGGAACGGGCAGTACAGGTGGTACAGGAACACGATCATCGGGTGTAACATCTGCCACAGGCGCATCCGGCATGAGTGCATCTGATTTATACGGTCAGCTTATGACTTCGTATTTAGATCAGGAAAGAGCGGCGGCACAGGCACAGTATGAAGCTCAAAGAAAGGCCGCACAGGAAGCTTACGACAGAGGTATGGGATATCTTAACGACTCATACAACAACCGTCAGAACAGCTTAAGGGGCAACTACAACGCCACACTTGATGCTCTTAATTCTTCTTATAACAATTCCTCAAACAAGGTAAACGCTGACGCTAATAGATCCCTTCAGGAAGCGTACATAAACAGAATGCTCAGTCAGAGAAACCTCGGACAGCAGTTATCGGCACAGGGGCTTAACGGTGGTACATCGGAGTCCATGCTTGCTTCTTTATACAACAATTACGGCAACGCCCGTAATGGCATAGAGAATACAAGAGCTACAAACCTTGCCGATCTTGAAAACACCTTTAATCAGAACAAGGCAGGTGCTTTGCAGACACTTAACAATGCTTTGGCAAACCTTGAATCAGAGAGGGCACAGTACGCTATGCAGCTTGAAAACGCCCTTGCTAATAATCAGATAGGAGCTTCACAGAACTACGCAAGTGCATTGAGTGATGTCAACGGCAACTACACCAATATGCTTAATGCTTATCTGAAGAACCTTCAGGATTATTCATACACACCGACTGAAGCGCTGAACACGGTTAGGGCGGTGGCAATGACACAGGCTAACCCCGAAGCAAACACAAACTACAGGAACTATTTGAACCTGTTAGCTAACCTCGCAGACAATGCAAACGCTTCACAGACAACAGACGCAGTAAACACCGCTTCTAACGCCGCTTTGTTACAGCAGTTATTAGGACAACTTGCATAGGGAGATAAATAATGGCAAGAAAGAAAAAGAACGATCCTGTTATCACGATTAACGACAATACAAAAGCGTACAAGACAAAGGCTGAGTCAAACACTCAGCCTGTTAAGCGTGATGAGATTACGATTAAGCCTGTAAATACTCAGAATAAGAACGTTACATCAGATGAATTAAAACCCATCAAGAAAACAAGCGTAATGGATGGCGCTCAGAAACACGTCAACCCCGAGTATGTAAAGCGTCAGCATGACATAGCTGCGGCAAAATATAAAGTCAACTATAACAAAGCAAAGACGGGTGAAAACAAGGATAAGATCAATGCTGATTTCAAGCAGATAGATAAGCTGTATGAGGAAACCCGTACTACCCGTAGCGGCGAGACATCTACGCACAGGAAAACAGCATTGTCAAAAGATGAAGCGGCTCAGAGAAATGCTATTAGGGCAAACATAGCTCAGAAGTATGGTCTGACTGAGAAGGAAGTTGACAAACTCTACAACAACTATACCAAACAGGAAACCGTAAAGAGAAAAGCTGAAATTGCCAAAGACCATAAATTATCAGGATATGTGGGAGCGATAGGCGATAATTTAGCTTCGGGTCTTGCCGGATTTGCCGACATAGCTAAAGACAGGATCAACTATGCAAAGGGCGAAGATGTGACCGCAGATGATGCGTCACATTATTTCACCAATTCCAAAAATGCTACAAGACAGGCCATAAGCGACGATCTCAAAACTGATTTTGGAAAGGGCGCATTTAATGCCGCTAATGTAGTCGGAGACCTTGCAAGCATGGCTGGATTATCAGCTATCCTTCCTGGTTCAGGCTCTACAAGCGAGTTGGCTAAAATAATTAGACGAATACCTTCCTTATTAAGTGGTGGTCAGGAAGCAGAAAGAGCAATGGTTGAAAACCTTGAAAGAGGGGCTGATGCTGATGACGCATTCAATTCGGCATTATCAAGGGGTGCTTTGCAGACATTGTTCAGCGCCGTTAGTTACAACGACAAACCAGCAACCAGCATACCAGCAATACTAAAAAACATGGGTGCTAATATGGCAACTGAAGGCACCGCCAATGTAGCACAGGAATATGTCAGCAACAAAGCCGATGATCGTTTCTTAGGACGATATTCAGCAGGTAATCAGGAAATACTTCGTAGCCTTGCAGAAACACGAGGACAGGGCTTAAGTCCTTCTGAAAGAGCAAAAATTGCTGTACAGGCAAAGAAAGACTACAACAAACAGGATTATATAGATCAGTTCAAACAGGGTGCTTTGTTTGGTGGTATCACATCAGGCGTTCAGAACCTTGCTAATATCCCGAGATTACAGAATTTCTTCCCTGGCAAAACTAATGTAGAACCTGAAACAAAGATAGATGCAGAACCCACAAAGCCTACCGCAGAGCCTGAGACAAGGATAAGACCCGATGAAGAACTCACTCCACAGCAGAGGGATATCATAAACAGGCTGAATGAAATCAATTCAGGTGAAGTACCTCAGATGAGGACGATGCTCGATGAAGACCTTACTCAGGTACAGAGAGACCGCATAAACCGTCTGAATGAAATAAACTCAGGCGAGGCAGAAACTCCGAAAACACCCGATGATATCGCTAACCGCTATGCAAATCTGTATAGCAAATTTGACGATTATGATTACATGGATAACGTAGGAGACATAGAGGGTTTTGTTCAAACTATGTCTGATGATATCGCTAACGGTCGTGACTTAACAGAATATATTGATGCCTTAGAAGATTCTTTAGATGATGCTCCTGATGCAGAAATAAAAGCAAATACGCAAAGCATGATCGACGAACTTAAAGGTATACAGTCGGGCAGAGCAAACAATAGTGAACAGACGAACATCGGTGATTTCTTCGATGAGAACGGGAAGCCGATGAATGCTGGAACTCCTGAAGGACAGACGGGCAATATCCCTAATCCTAATGGCCTTCCCAAAGAAAAGGATATCCTTAGAACTGAAAAGCCGTTAAGTGGTGAAGAAGGTATTTCAAATCTCGCTACAAATAGCGCAGTAAACGCAGACATATTTACTCGTGAAATGATAGACAACGATCCTGTCATACGGGAGATCGCTACATATCAAAAATCAAGCAATGATATATCATTTGAAGATGCTATGAAAGCAGTTAGAGAACGACCTTCGGAATTGCTTGATGAATACATAACTGATAGACGTCTTATTGACAATGAAAAGGACGTAGATCAGTCCATGCTTTTACTGCGTTCTTTATCAGAACAAATCAGGAATGCAACAGATGAAGACGTATTGAATCGGCTTACAACACAGAGAAACCTTCTGTTTTCAAGGCTTCGTAAATCGACTACCGCAAAGGCTCAATTTGTTCAGGCATTTGCTAAGTGGAACGATACACCTGAAGGTGCATTGCTGAACGGTCGTCGAATTGACGCTGAAACAATGAGCAAGTGGCAAGACAGAAATGTAAAGGCCGCAGAGAAGAATAAAGATGTTGCAGAAGCCCTTGAAAGAATACGAAACAACGACACCTTAACAGAAAGCCTTGAAGAAACACCGAGTAAGGCAAAGAAGGGTAGAAAACCTAAAGATGACTCAGAGAAATCTTCTCCGAGGCTTGATAAAGCACTCCGTCAGCAAGGCTATGACGGTTCGATGGATCAAGAGCCGAAAACACCTAAAACACATGAACAGCACAGAGTAGAAGTTGAAAACTCTATCCGTAAGGAGCTGGGAAGCGTAGCTGATCAATTTACAGAAAATGATTTTGAATATCTTACAAGCCTTGTAGAAAACAAAGTGCCTGTAGATATTATCACAGACGAAATTGAACACAAGCTTAATCATGGGGAATGGTATACCATTGACGAGTCAACGCCTGTTAAGAAGAGAACGTCCGGCAAACTTGCCACAGTCTTAAAGAACATGGGCGATGACAGACTCAAAGCCTCGAACAAAGCTCTTGATAATGGTTATCCAAAAAAGAGCCACGCTACTATCGTTGAAGAGGTGACAAACACCTTAGAGAAAGAAGCGGCTGGGCTTGGCTTAGATACGCCTACAGACATAGAGTTTCTTGCTACTATGATAGAAGAAAAAATCCCTAATTGGCAGATAGAGGATGAAATAAATCATAGGCTTATGACGGGCGAGTGGTATTCGCTTGACGAAAGCATAGAAGAACCGAAGCCCACAAACAAGAAATTACAGAATGCCCTCAATTCGCTTGTAGAAGAAGACACACCTAAGGTAGAAAAAGAGCCGCCTACATTCGATCAGATAAGAACCGAGGTCGGAAACACCCTTGAAAAAGAGTTCGGAAGCCTTAAAGAGTTTTCAGACTCTGATATAGATTATATTGCTAATCTGATAAATGACGGGGCGACCAAACAGGAACTTGCTGAAGCTCTTGATATGAAGCTTTCAACAGGAAGGTTTGACATATCCGAAGAAACACAGGCCAAAGTCAATGAACTGTTTGAAACTGCAAATCATTATGATCCCGATAGTAAAGAAGCTGTTGAGGCTAAAGCAGAAGCGTATAAGCTTATAGCACAAGAGGTTGTGGGCGATGCTTCGCCTTATGAGGTCTTTGAAGCCTGGCGTTATCTTGCCATGCTTGGAAATCCTAAGACTATGCTCAGAAACTATATAGGTAATCAGACCTTCGGTATTGTAACAGGAGCATCAAACAGCCTTGCAGCGCTCATGGAAGAGGGCACGGACAGGCTTGTAAAGAAACTTGGTGGTAAGGGAATACAGAGAACTAAGGCTATATTAGACCCTGAAAAGGATATGGACTTAATCCGTCGAAGCGGTGAAGATGGCGACGCACACAGATACCGTGAATTGCAGTCCTCTAAATATGAAAAAAGTACAAAAGACAAAATCAAACAGTCTAAATCTGTATTTAAAACAAAGCTTGCACAGGGCTATGAGAACCTTACTGATAAAGGAATAAGTGATTATAAAGCAGTAAAAAGAAAGTATTCCACATCACTTGCCGGATATCTTAAGGCCAATGGTTACGATGAGAGCATTTTTGATGCTGACAACACCTATAGAGGATTAAAGGAACTCAGCAAAAAAAGACAGCTTACAGATGCAGAACGTATACAGATGGAAGACGCCAAAGCGGCCTATGACGTGCTTGAAAAGGCAAGGGATTATGCTGTGAAACAGGCTGAGTATGCAACCTTCCACGAGGATAACGCTGTAGCCAAAGCATTAACAAAGTGGAGCAGAGACGCAAGAAACAGTGAAAGTAAAGCTTTGAATGCGGTCGGATATGTAATCGAAGGTATTACGCCTTTCAAAGGAACACCAGCAAACGTTTTAAGGAGTGCGGTAGACTATTCTCCGTTTGGAGCTATTGATAGTATTAGCAAAACAGGCAAGCTGATTTACGAGAACACAGGAAAACGTAAGGGAAACCTTGCAGACACTTATACTACAAAAGGCTTGTTAGGAAAAGAAAAAACCGTAGACCGTACACTTGCGGCAGATGTTATAGACAGTTGGTCTAAAACCCTCACAGGAACAGGGCTTACATGGCTCGGATATTACCTGTTCAACAAAGGCATTCTTAATTCAAGCAACAAAGGCGAAAAGTATCAAGATCAGTTAGAAGGAATACAGAATTACTCAATAACCATAAATGGGAAGACATACACTATTGACTGGGCGGTTCCAGCGGCTATGCCTTTGCTTATAGGTGCAGAATTGGCAAAAATAAAAGAAGCCAATGCTATGTCAGATAAAAAATGGTATGAAAACCTTGACTCTGTTATTGCTACAGTAAACAACCTTATCGACCCTCTTCTTGAAACGTCATTCATGCAAGGCGTTCAGAACTCACTTGAAGCGGCGGCCAATGCTGTAAGATATGATGAAGATAATAGCGGAGCTTTAGGCGGTATTGCTGGTGCTTTCGCAATGAATGCGCTCACAGGATATTTGTCACAGGGCATTCCTACAGTTTTGGGTCAGGTTGCAAGAACCGTAGATCCCGTGAGAAGGGCTACAGATATCGCAACAGACCAGGCCTTCTTAGGCGGCGTAGAATCACAGGCAAGAAAACAGATGAACAAAATACCGTTCCTGTCAATGCTTAATCCTGAGTATAGGGATGCTTATGGTAGGACGCAAAATAACAGCCCATTCAACAACGTCCTCGGAAACTTTGCTTATCAGGCGCTTTCACCTTCATATGTTGCTAACATAAATCAAGAAGATGCTGATATAATGGCAAGGCAAATATACAATTCAAAAGATAGCAATGGTAATCCTTTGCTTGACAACAGCGTATTCCCTACATGGAAGAGCAAGGTCAAGGTTGGGGATCAGAAACTTACGCCTGAGGAAATGGAAGTATACAGAAAGTCATCAGGAGAACTTAACCTTGAATTGAGAAACATTCTTGCCAATGACCCGAGGTTCAAAGAGCTTTCGCCCGAATCTCAGCAGAAGATATATAAGGGGTTGAATACGCTTGTCGATAAAGCCGGAAAAGAAGCGGCTGGATTTGAGCAGAGCAACGATGACTATAAGAAATACAAAGAATATGGGAAAGAGGGCTATCTTGAATATCTCACTTTAGGCGCCGAACTTAAGGAAAACGGCCTTGATAATAGTGCAGATAACAGAGATTTGTTAAAAGAAGGCGGCGTACCGGCTCTCAAACAGATGATACACGACCAGGAGCTTGGGGCAGAGTTAAAATCCCTCGGGAGGAGAAATACCGAAAAGAACAGACAGGAATTAGAGGCTGGTGGTCAGAAATACATAGCACAGAAAGCCATTGAACAGAGCTTTGAAGATCAGTACGGAGTTAAAGCAAGCGACAATGCAATAAAAGCCGTAAACGACTACGGTGTGACGGGCGAAATGCTTCAAGAGTTAAAGGACATGGAAGTTTATCCTGGTCACAAAGCCGATTTCATTCAGTACGGCAAGGCTTACAAGGCTGGCTTAGTACCTAATCCAAAAGGTTTTAACGCTCTTTATAGTGATATAAACAAGTATTATACAAAGACAAAAGGCGTAGGACAGGACGATTTAATCAATTACGCCAATGCTACAAAGACACCTAATGCAGAGATCCTGTTTGATGTTTTTTGGGACCCCACCGCAGCGAACCAGCCCGTCTATGAAAACGGACAATGGAAAAAGGTCAGAAACAAGTAGTGTTCGACCAATAAAATTTACTGTTCGACTTGTAAAACCTGTCCTATGAGTGGAACTACCAAAAAGGTTTACATAATACTATGATATCGGTATGAAGATATCAGATTTTATTAAGCCTGAACTTGAATACTTACGGGAACAATGCAACTTTGTCGGAGCAGAAGCAGAGGTTTTTGAACTGCGCTCAAAAGGTGTTCCATTAGAGAGGATAGCCGAACAGGTCAACCTTACAGTAGATGGTGTAAAAAAGGTAAGCTGCAAGGTCAACTCCAAAATTACACGTCTGATGAACTATTAAGGCACTTACAGTACATTGTAGGTGCCTTTTTTACTGCCTAAAATGTAAATATGGACATAGATAAATTATTGGAAAAAGTAACATCAGATGAAGGGATTAAGGGCATTCCTCTGATCGACATATTCAGAGTGATATATTCGGTTCTCGAAGCAATAGGATCAGGGGAGTGCTTTTATGAAGATGAAAGGAGATCGGAATGAACTTCCTGAATAACAACTTTATGATGCAAGCAATGGGCGCCATGATGCGTGGTGAAAACCCCCAGGATTTCCTTAAGAACCTTGCCAATACTAATCCGCAATTACAAGGCCTTGATCTTGACAACCTCGAAGGCACGGCAAAAGCCTTATGCGAAAAGAACAATGTCGACATGAATGAGTTGGCAGATAAAATCCGTGGATTTGCAAATTCAAATATAAAATAATCAAGAAAGGAGTGACGATCATGGGTGATTCAACATTTAGTGGTGGATGGATCTTTGCGTTTTTAATCATCGCCGTTCTCTTCGGTGGTGGAAACTTCGGCTTTGGCGGTGGCAATGCTACAATGGCTGGATATGCAACAATGGCTGACGTGAACGCGGCGATCAATAATCAGAGTACAACGCAGGCTCTTGGTCAGATAGCTCTGTCAAGTCAGAACAACAATTACGAGACTGCGCAGCTGATAAATAATCAGACAGCGGCTATGATGGCAACTCAGAACAGCAACCTTGTGAATGCTATTCAGGGATTTAATCAGATTAGTAGCAGTATGTCAAACGGCTTTGCTAACGTAAGCTCACAGATCGCAGACCTGGGCTATAAGCTTGACAGCTGTTGCTGTTCGATCAAGACGATGATGCTTGAAAACAGGCTCGCAGATGTTCAGGCCGCTTTAGTCACAAGTCAGACTAACAACGCAATAGCCGCACAGTCACAGTATTTGCTGTCACAGCTCGGCACATATACCCCCGTATGAGGTGTAAAAAATGAAAGTAATAAAAGTAATTTCAAAGAGGATAGAAGAGGAGATATCCGATGCCAAAACTTACGCAACATTGGCAATGGAATACAAAACCGACTATCCCGAATTGTCTCAGACGCTTTACAATATTTCCGTTCAGGAAATGGATCACATGAAGCTCCTTCACAATGCCGTGGCGACGATCATTAGCAATTACAGAGCAAAGGAAGGCGAGCCTCCGGCAGACATGATGGCAGTCTATGACTATCTTCATAAAGAGCAGATGGAAAAAGCACTTGAAGCTAAAATGGTACAGGCGATGTATAAAGAGTCTTAGACAGGTTTTTACAGTGGGCGTGCTGAAAGGTGCGCCCCTCTTTTTGCACACGAAATTGCACACGAAAAATAGAATGCAGTATTTATGCGGCTCTTGGGGCTTTTACAACAGGTTCAAGTCCTGTTATCCGCAGACCCATGAAACCCTTGATTTCACAGGCTTTAAAGCCCGAAATTGAGGGTTTTTTGATGTTTTTTTCCACAACGATTTTATGCGGTTTACAAGCCTGTTTTGTAAAAAAATTGCACACGAAATTGCACACGAAATTGCATCAAAAAATAGAGTCAGCGAT